AACGGTTATCTTGATGGAGTTTATACCTTACTTGCTCCACTTTCACACATAGGGGAAAGTCATGGCCCAGATAGTTACCTTGCAACTCAAGACATTATAGGCCCAGACGGAATGCCAGTTGAGGTTTTTGTCTATTCAGGCAATGCAATAAGAGGAATGCTTCGGGATTGTGGCAGCAAATATTTCCTCGACAAACTCAGTTCAGGCTCAATATTGCAGATACCACTTCAGATGTTTTATTTTCTCTTTTCCGGTGGAAGCATAGGCGGTGATCAATCCATAGACATAGATCAAGCAAGAAAAATCCGGGAAACAATGCCTATTGCCAGTATATTCGGCGGAGGCGTAGGAAACCAAATACTNCCTGGAAAATTATGCGTCAATGATGCTTGGCCAATTGCAAAAGAGTGCGCTCACTTTATTCCAAAAGAATATTGGACAGATGAGCTCATTTCGTGGCGGCAAATGACCACTGAGCGGAGCTACACAAGAACTGACGACGCAAAGGACGAGAGAAAAAGAGAATACATTTTCGATGAAAATATAAAGGCTATTGAAGGTGGCCAAATGAAATTACTGGATACAACAGATGAAAACAAGAAAAAGAAAAAAGAAGATGCGCCAATACAGATGAGATATACCGTAGAGGTTTTACAAGCCGGATCAAAACTATATCATCGAATAGATGTTCGGGATTTAACTGAAGTTGAGATGGGAGCTTTGGTATCGGCCATAGTGGAGTGGGGGAAGTCTCCGTATATCGGCGGACAAGCTAGGATAGGTATGGGCAGAGCAATGGTAGAATACCACTGGCACCCAGTAAACGGAGAAACGGAATCATTTATTGAAATATCTGACGGATTGCTTTTAGGAGACACGGCAAGAGAAACAAAGGCAAAATATGATGAATACCTAGGTAAATATGTTGAATATCTAGAAAACCACAAAGAAAGCCTGGTGAAGATGCTTGAAGCTTGAACCTATAAAAGTCACCGCAAAAATGATGACTGGGCAGGTAGCTACAACCGATGGCTACCTGCCGTTAGATGGCATACTTGCGTATGTGTGGGTGAAAGAAAATCATCCAGAATTATTAGAGGGTGATGCTGGAAAAGCAGCTCCCATTGTAGTTGACCATAAATTGCCCATAGAAAAACGCGGGCAAGGTGATGACTGGTATTACGCTTGTTCCTTTGCTTGCTATACACCGCTCAAAGAGACAAGGCGATACTGGCATAAACGTTTCGACGCACAGCTCGCAGAAGAATACGTTGACTTTGGAAACCGCAGAGGAAAAGTCAATGTAAGAAGTGCTCAATACAAAAACTATCGAATACCGCTCAATATCCTTCTTATACCAGAGATAACATGGTATCTTGTAGGAGACAAAGCAGAAATAGAGCGCATGGTAAATCAAATCACTNATATTGGGAAAAAAGCATCCCAAGGCCTTGGTTTAGTCAGAGAATGGACTGTTGAATCAATCGAAGAAGATTTGAGCTGGCTTCGGCCGATACCCGACGAAAATGGCGATGATTTTATATCAATCAGACCGCCATATTGGTATCATGGGCATATGCGGAAAGTGAGGTGGCCTGATGATGCAAGATTGGGAGCGAGAAACCTTTTTATTACATGCCAGACAAGAGGGATATCGCAGGCGTAAGGAAGAAGCAAAAAATATAGTAAAACAGGCCATGGCAGAATATCCGGGAATATGGGCAGTTGCATACAGTGGGGGGAAGGACAGCACCGTCCTTCTTCACATTCTGCTTGAAGCCGGTTGGAAAGGGCCGATGGTGTTGTATTATTACAGTGAAATAGAAAATCCACCGGAAAATATCGAAATGGCAAAGCGTGAATCAAAAGAACATGGATTAGAGTTGCATATCCTTGACTGCAAAGAATCTAGTTCGCTAGAAGCATTTAGGGAAGCTGGACATTTATTTATTTACCCAGCAACCAAAGAAGAAAAGCGCATCGTAAACATAGTAGATACAGCATTCAGGAAGAAAGTCGACAGCTTCGCACATGAAATGGGCTTTGCGGGCATGTTTCTGGGCCTTCGTCGGGATGAATCAAACAGAAGGGCAATGTCACTTGCAAAAACAGGCCCAATATATCAGACAAAAAGCAGAAATATAGCAACAAGCTGNCCACTTCATAATTGGAGTGGCGATGATATTTGGGCNTACATNGTAGANAACAAACTGCGTTATTTAGCCTGCTATGAAACGCCTGGCTATGACAGGAGAAGACTCAGGAATGAAATTAATCTTTTATGCGGCAAAAAGTCCATGAGCCTGGGCTTGATGGAGCAATATAAAAAGACATACCCGGACTTATATAAAAAACTGGCCATGGAATTCCCTGAAATTGATACATGGATAGGCAGAGAAATTAGGTGAGGTGATGCAGGTAATTTGGAAAAATTGTGTACAGACTTTTGATTTTACATATGGTATTATGATAATGAGTATTAGTGCGAGCATCGGGAAACCGGTGCTTTTATAATTTTTCGACAATGGCAGNAAACACCTCTTTTATGCCGAGACAATGGAGGCGCATTTACAAGGCACAGCAAACCGGTCTTTCGTTCTGTTCAAAAATGGAATTGAGTTTCTGTTCAAAATCTGATATAATAATTCATGGTCGGTGATAAGAGCGCACGAGAGGGTGCCGATGTACACGGCCGCTTAATCCCTCTTGGCGGGGTGTAAATCCCCGCCCGCCCTTAAAATATAAAATTCAATGTTAATAAGCGCCTCCGGGCGTTTTTCTTTTGCTTATGTTAAGAGAAGCCGGTAGGAGTGGGTAAGCTGATGAAAACGAGCAGTAATGTCATCCAGCTGCACAGGTGGGAAGTTCACGAATTTTCTTGGGGTGCAGCAGTCCGAGAGCAAAGGACCGGCAAATGGACAAACATTTTTCTCAAACCTGACGGGCAAGAGATTGATGTAAGTTTATTAAACGTTGAGCTACATGAGAATGGAATTGAGTTTTTGGATTACTAACGCCTTCGGGCGCTTTTATTTTGATTGTTTTAAAGGGAACCGGTAGGAGTGGGTAAGCTATGGATTTGCCTGTCAATCAGATTATATGCGGGGATTGTTTAGAAGTTATGCCGTTATTGCCTGACAAGTCTATTGACATGATACTATGCGACCTTCCCTACGGCACAACTGCTTGCAAGTGGGATACTGTTATTCCCTTTGAACCATTATGGGAACAGTATGAGAGAATTATTAAGGATAATGGGGCAATAGTGTTAACAGCTAGTCAACCATTTGCCACAGCGTTAGCCTATTCCAACATGAAGTGGTTTCGTTATGAGTGGATATGGGAAAAGACAAATGCGACAGGGTTTCAATTAGCCAAAAAAATGCCGATGAAAAAACACGAAAACATTTTAGTTTTTTATAAGTCATTACCAACATATAATCCGCAGGGACTAAAACCGTATGGGAAAAAGAATAGGCGTGGTAGCGTTGGAAACGGCGGTCATTTAGCACATGAGTGTAATGAATACGTTCAAGAATACACCAACTATCCTAGAAGTATTCTCAAATTCCCATACGACAAAACAAAGCTTCACCCAACCCAAAAACCCGTCGCACTCTTTGAGTATCTAATCAAAACCTACACCAACGAAGGGGAAATTGTTTTAGATAACTGCATAGGCTCAGGCACAACTGCCATAGCCGCCTTGAATACAGGGCGGTTTTTTATTGGCATTGAGAAGGAGGAAAAGTATGTAGAAATAGCAAGGAAACGCATCGCTGAACATATGCAACAGTTGAGCATAGTTTAACAGCGACGTTTTTTCTTTTGCCCTTCTTTGGTATTGTCAGGGCATAAAGAGACAAGACCTGAGAACTGGAACTGACCAGAAGGAAAATATAAAAGCATTTGGTACGGAGAAGTTGCATGTAGAAAATCAGGTGGTTTTGATATTAAAGACAAGGAAGGTCAAAGAGTTGCACAAGGTGATATAAATGCCAATAAAACCAAAGAAACCATGTGCAAAGCCTGGTTGCCCGAATTTAACAGATGGGCGATATTGCGAGGAACACCAAGAAGAAGCAGAGAAACGAAAAGCGGAGAGCAATAGATTTTATGATAAACATGTTAGAGATAAGCAAGCGGAGGCTTTTTATAAAAGCAAAGCATGGGTGGCAGCTAGACAGCAGGCATTAATAAGAGACAATTATCTATGCCAGGAATGCTTGAAGCAGGGGCGAATTACTCGAGCTGATACTGTGCATCATAAAATAGAACTGAAAGAAGATTGGAGCAAGAGACTGCAGATAGACAACCTGGTGAGCCTTTGCACGGCGTGCCACAATAGAATACACTCAAGNGGGTAGGGGGAGGTCGAAAATATTTTATCGATGTGCAGAAGACCGGCGGCCCAACTTCGCGCGCAATTTCGCAGAATTAACCAAAGGGGGTGACAGCATGTCTCGAAGAGGCAGAAAACCAAAACCAACCGCATTAAAAGTTTTAATGGGGAATCCAGGAAAAAGGCCCTTGCCTGAAAACGAGCCAAAGCCAAAACCGATAGCTCCGGAGCGACCTTCGTGGCTAACAGGTGAAGGAAAGAAAATATGGGACAGGCTGGCCCCAGAGCTGGAACGTCTTGGCCTGCTCACTTCAATAGACGGAGAAGCTTTTGCAGCGGCTTGTCAATGTTGGAAGACCTACGTAGAGTGTCAAAAGTATCTCAAAAAGCATGGGTTGACTTACACGTATATTAACAAGTTTGGTGCCGAGAACGAGATAGAAAGGCCACAGGTAAAAATAGCACAAAAGGCATTAGACCAGTTTAAGGCATTTTGCACAGAGTTTGGTCTAACACCGTCATCGAGAACTAGGATAGAAGTAAAACCCATAGAGGAAGAAGACCCAATGGAAGCCCTGTTGTCAGGGGTGAAGTAATATGTATTTTGACCAAGCTAGAGCAGACAGGGCTATAAACTTCATAAAGCAACTCAAGCACACCAAGGGCAAATGGCGAGGTGTGCCTTTTACTTTACTATCCTGGCAGGAACAGGCATTACGAGATATATTTGGCACAATAAGAGAAAATGGCTATAGGCAGTATACAATGGCTTACCTTGAAGTGCCCAAGAAAAACGGAAAATCGGAGCTTGCTGCCGCTGTTGCACTACAGGGTCTTTGTGCTGATGATGAATGGGCGGCAGAAGTTTATGGGTGTGCTGCTGACAGAGCACAAGCCAGTCTTGTTTTTGATGTGGCCGTAGACATGGTGGATCAAAACCCAACACTAAAGAAGAAGATTAAGCCGATACTGTCGCAAAAACGGCTGGTCTATTTGCCAACGCGCTCATTTTACCAGGTTTTAAGCGCAGAAGCGTATTCAAAACACGGCTTAAACGTTTCCAGGGTTATATTTGATGAACTTCATGCTCAGCCTAACCGTGATCTCTGGGACGTTATGACGGAAGGATCTGGAGATGCCAGGACGCAGCCTTTGTATTTTGTCATTAGCACTGCCGGTGACGATCCTGATAGAAGCTCTATCGGCTGGGAGATTCATCAGATGGCTGTCGATGTTCTAACTGGTATTAAGCATGACCCCACTTTTTACGCTATGATATATGGCCTAGACAGAGAAAATCGGCGCATTTGGATGGGTAAGGAATATGAAACAATTGATGTAGAAATAGAAGACGATGAAGTATGGCGCAGTATTTGGACCGATGAAGAAGTGTGGGCAAAAGTCAATCCCTCTATCGGACATACAATTGCCTGGGAGAAGGTAAGAGACCAGCTCACCAGAGCACAAGGTAACCCGATAAGAGAAAGAAATTTCCGCTGGCTACGCTTGAACTCCTGGGAGAAACTCAAAACTAGCAAGTGGCTAGGCTTAGACTTTTGGGATTTGTGCAAAGGGAAAATTGATATAGAGAGACTGAAAGGCCGTCCATGCTATGGCGGCCTTGATTTGTCTTCTAAAATTGATATAACCGCCTTTGTGTTGCTGTTCCCACCGGACGATATTAACCAAAAGTGGATTGTACTGCCTTATTTTTGGGTGCCGGAAGATAGAGTGAGGGAAAGAGTAGAGACTGATAGGGTGCCGTACGATCTATGGGTAAAGAAAGGATTTTTGAAAACTACGCCGGGTAACGTAATTGATTACGCTTTTATTGAAAAAGAAATTAAAGAACTTGCCGATACATTTGATATTCAAGAAATAGGCTTTGACCCGTGGAATGCTATGCAAACGGCTGTAAACCTAAGCAACGAAGGTTTAATCATGGTAGAAATACGACAGGGATTCAGAAGTATGTCACCGGCAATGAAGGAAATTGAGCAGCTTGTGCGGGGCAAAAAGTTTCTTCACAACGGGCATCCAGTATTGCGCTGGAATGTAGGTAATGTAGAAGTTAAAATGGACGAAAATGAGAATATCCGGCCTGTTAAAGGAAAAGGGACAGAGCGCATTGACGGCCTGGTAGCCATGATAAACGCAATGGCCCGGGCAATGTTGCAAGATCAAAAACCTGATGCATCAAGATACGCAAGCGGTGAGTTTCTTGACAGATTATGGGGCTAGGAGGTGGATAAATGGCTTTTTGGAGCAGATGGCTTAAACCGAAAGCACAGGAAAGAGAAACAGTTAGCATAAACGACAGACGGCTACTGGAGATTCTAGGGATTGAACCGGATGAATTGAACTTGAAAGGCAAAAACGCATTAAAAGAAGCAACTGTCTTTGCATGTATCCGCATCCTGGCCGATGCTGTCGGAAAATTACCATTAAAAATTTATCAAGACAAAGAGGGTAAACAGTCAGCAGCAGGTCATTATCTAGCACCGCTACTTAAAATACGCCCTAATCCCTGGATGAGCTCTAGGGATTTTTTTAAGGCCCTAGAAGTGCAGCGTAATACTCATGGCAACGCTTATGCCTGGCTGGATATACCACGCCGAGGCAGAAATGCTGGAAAAGTGCAGGGAATATACCCACTTGACAGCACAAAAGTAGAAATTTGGGTTGATGATATTGGTTTACTGCCCGGAAAAGGTAAGATGTGGTATATATACCGGGATAATAAGGGAACAGAATACAAAATCAAGCCGGATGAGATTTTGCACTTCAAAGGTCTCACCTTTGACGGTATTGTCGGAATGACGCCACTTGAGACATTAAAAGACACCATAGAAAACGCTGGAGCAGCCAGCAAATTCCTGAACAACAGTTTTAAAACTGGAATGCAGACAAAGGGAATAATTCATTATGTTGGTGACCTTGACAAAAAAGCGGAAAACACTTTCCGTGAGAAGTTTGAACAGATGGCAAGTGGCCTAAAAAATGCCAATAGGGTTGCACTGTTACCTATTGGGTATCAATACCAACCAATAAGCATCAAACTAACTGATGCACAATTCTTGGAAAATACAGAGCTGACAATCCGACAAATTGCTGCTGCTTTTGGTGTAAAAATGCACCAACTGAACGAGCTTACCAGGGCNACNCATACCAANGTNGAGCANCAGCAAAGGGANTTTTANATNGANACATTGATGGACATCCTTACTGGATATGAGCAGGAGTTGACTTATAAACTATTCACAGACCAGGAACTAGAAGAAGGTTATTACATCAAATTTAACGTCAATGCTATTTTGAGAGCTGACCCCAAAACGAGATATGAAGGATACCAAAAGGCAATTCAATCAGGCTTCATGACACCAAACGAAGTCAGGGCGCTAGAAGAACTGGAACCCAAAGAAGGCGGCGACAGACTGCTGATTAACGGGAACATGATGCCCATTGAGATGGCCGGGGAGGCTTACAAAAGCAAGCAAAACGCCAATTAAATATGGTATAATTAACAATAGGGAGAATACTCAAGGTAAAAAGCGAAATAAGTTGTTCTTAAAACATCCGAAAGGATGTTTTTTTGTTAGTCAAGAAAGGCGGTGAGGTTATTGAAGAATAAGGTAAAAAAGTTTTGGAATTTCAAAGCCCTTGACGAAAAAACCGGTGAGCTGACTATCTATGGTGAGATATCTGATGTTACCTGGTGGGGTGATGAAATCACTCCCAAACAATTCAAAGAAGAATTAGATGCACTAGGAGATATAGATACCTTGAATATTTATATTAATAGTTATGGTGGCGATGTGTTTGCCGGACAGACAATATATTCCATGTTGAAACGGCATAAAGCACAGAAAAATGTCTATATTGACGGTGTGGCAGCTAGTATTGCGTCACTGATTGCTATGGCTGGTGATAAAGTTATCATGCCAGCAAATGCAATGATGATGGTTCATAATCCGTGGGCAACAATTGGCGTAGCGGCTGGTAATGCCGAGGAATTGAGAAAATTTGCTGAAGACGTTAAAAAATTAGCTGATGACCTGGATAAAATCCGAGATAGCATGGTGGTTGCATACGAAAGCCACTCAGCGTTGACGAAAGATGAAATTATTGAACTATTAGACGCGGAAACCTGGCTGACAGCAGAGGAATGCCTGGAATATGGCTTTGCTGACGAAATCGAGGAAGCAAAAGAAGCAGCAGCTTATGTTGACGAGAAATATTTTTCAGTTTACAGGAATATACCCGAGGAGCTTAAAAAACCTTCTGACGAGGGGGTGAAAAAGTGTGAGAACGAGCTGAAAAAGAAAAAGTTGTTATTGGAATTAGAGCTTTAAAGGCTCTTTTTTTATTCACAAAAATCAAGAAAGGAAAGTGATGAAAAGTGACAAAAGAAATGAGAGCATTGCTGCAGCAGCTTGAAGCTGCAAAAGCAGAAGTAAGAGCACTTTTAGCCGAGGACAAAGTGACCGATGCTGAGAAGAAGATGGAAGAAGTAAGAGCGCTACAGAAGAAAATNGACTTNCAGANAGANATNGAGGCCATGGAAGACTTTGTTGACGATGACGCACAGCAAATCACCGCTAGCACTGACAAAGACTTAAACGAAGAATACAAAAGAGTATTCCTGAAAGGTCTACGCAGGCAGAGAATTACCGCAGAAGACCGCAGTATTATAAGAGAGTATAACAAATCTATCCGTGGCGCGGTAATGCACGAGGGCACCGATATCGCCAACCCCGCTGCTGGTAATGTAGGCCTCATCGTGCCACAAGATATACAAACCCGTATCAATGAAATTATGCGGCAACTCAATGACCTGTCGCAGTATGTCAGCGTGGAAGAAGTTAATACCTTGTCCGGCAGCCGCGTACTTGAAGCGGATAATGTTATGACCCCGTTCCAGGTGGTAGCAGAGTACGGGCAAATCCAGGAGATGGATAACCCGCAGTTTACGCCCATCCAGTATCAACTGGTTAAGCGTGCAGGTTATCTGCCGCTGACTAATGAACTGTTGGCAGACAGCGACCAGAATATTCTGCAGTATGTGGCGAACTGGATCGCCAAAAAGCATGTTGTCACCAAAAACACACTGATAACTACTTTGTTAAGCGGTCTCAACCCTGCTCCACTGGCTGACTTTGACGATATCAAGCAGGTGCTTAATGTACAACTTGACCCTGCGATCAGCTTAAATTCTGTAATCATCACCAACCAGGATGGTTACCACTGGATGGATACCCAAGTGGACGGCAATGGACGCTATCTCTTGCAGGATGATATCACTCAACCTGGCAGGAAGATATTTAAGGGACGCCCAGTGGTAGTGGTATCTAACAGGTATTTGCCGACCATACAAGGAACACCAGGAACACCAGGAACACCAGATGTAGCGCCTATCTTCATTGGAAACGGCAAGCAGTTTGCCGTGCTGTTTACCAGAGGTGTCTATGAGCTGGCTTCCACAACCGAGGGCGGAGATGCATGGCGCAGGGATACCACAGAGCTGAGGGTTATCACTAGAGATGACCTGCGGATGTGGGACGCTGCAGCTATGGTATACGGCCAGCTCGAGATTTAAGGGGTGTGGCCAATGGCTAAAGTAAAAGCTTTATATCACTTCTTGGACAAAGTGGCCTGCAGAAACAGGATGCAGGGTGATGTGTTCACTGTAACAGAAGAGAGAGCAAAGGATCTTGAAAAGGCTGGAATTGTTGCCCTAGTGGAAGCCAAGCCGAAAGCTGAGTTAAAAACTGATGCAAAAAACGAGCCAAAGAGGCCGTCTAAAAAAGCTAATAAAGATCCAAAGAAATAGAGAGAGGGAAGCTCCCTCTCTCTATTTCATAAAGGGGTGACAGAATTGGCCATTGTATCCCTTGAAGAAACAAAAAAGTATCTCGTTGTAGACGATGATGAAAGCGATGCACTCATAACATCTTTAATAGGTGCCGCTGAAGAATATCTAAAGAATGCAACCGGCAATCAGTTTGATAGTGAAAACCCTTTGGCGAAACTGTTTTGTTGGGTATTAGTAACCGATTGGTTCGAGAATAGGGAGCATACTGGAAAACCTAGTGAAAAGGTAAGACCGATAATAGACAGCATGTTAGCACAGCTTAAATACTGCTATCAGCCGGAGGTGGAAGAAGAATGAATCCNGGAAGACTCAGACATCGTATCATTATCCAAGAACTGACTGAGCTAAGAGATCCCATTTCCGGTGAAATAATTGACACGGACTGGCAGGATGTATGCACTGTATGGGCTGAAATAAGAGCACTTCGGGGTAGAGAATACTTCGCAGCACAGCAGACCATAGCAGAATCAAGCCATGAAATAACAATCCGCTACCGAAAAGGCATCAAGCCTACTATGAGAGCTGTGCATGATGATAGAATTTTCGATATACAAGCAGTGTTAGACAAAGACGGCAAAATGCGATATTTAAGCCTTGTTTGCAAGGAGGTGGGGTAATGGCGAGAGAAGAAATGGCCATTTCTTTAGAAGGGGTAGATGAGCTTATAAAAAATCTTGAATCTGTATCAAACGATGTTGCCGCCGACCTTGCAAGGTGTATACGAAAAGGCGGAAAAATCGTCTTAGACGCTGCGAAAGATAATATCAAATCACACAAGCTAATCAAAAGCGGCGATCTCCTTGACAATATGAGCATGAATACAACTGAAAAAGACCGGACCCAAGTTGAAGTGACCATAGGGCCTGGTAAAAAGCAGTTTTATGGCATGTTCCACGAATACGGCACAAGCAAAATGAAAGCACGCCCTTTTCTACGCCCTGCCTATGATGAAAATATCGAAAAGGTCCAGGAAGTTATAGCGGAAGAACTGAGGAAGATAATCGAAAGGAGAAGCCGCAAATGATTGTTTTCGATGTAAAGCAG